CAACACAATAATAATCTCCATCTTCTAATTTCGCTTTTGGCTCACACATATGGAACTCCGATGCTTGTACAGATAGTTCCGTACCATCCATCAATTTTAATTCTGGAAGAAGATTCCTAAAATCATTACTTCTATTGTTTGATGCATTTTTCAACCATTCTCTAAATGTCATAATAGTTCCTCCAATCTTTTAATGAAACACGTATTTCTATTCTCCATCATAAAACACCATTGGAAAAGCAAATTCTTTAAAATGGTGTTTTTTAATCCATTCATGTGCTTCTTCGCTTGTTTCAAATCCACTTTTAACACATGTATCTCCATTATCATTTAACCACTCAACTCTATACATAAATTCTCCTTTTCCTTGAAATGTTGCTTTCTTTATGCGTTCTGCAAAATTTTCCCAAGTTCTCCTGCTTGGTTAATTGCACAAATTGCTGTTGCCTTTGAATCTTCCGAACCATTTTTCCGTGTAAAATGGTTTACAAGATATACCTTGTCAGGCATTTCCTTTCCATCAACAGTATAGTGACCAACCTCTACAGTTGTTGTGTCGCTTAATTTTCCGAGTTCCTTTGTCTTTGTGTATTTAAATTCTTTTGCCATTTTATTCCACCATTCCTTTCAATGTCTCTAAATATTCCGCAAGTTCTTTTCTGCATTTCTGTAGCTCACACCTTATGTCTTTTGCATCATTTTTATAATGAGATGCGAGATTATCAGAAAATTCTTTGACCTTCTCATAAGACTCTTCATTAAACTTTATCTCTCTTACAAGCTCGTCCTCTCTTTTGAGCAACATCAACAATGACCTTTCCATCTATTCTTCCTCACTTTCCATTTCAATTCCGAAAAATTCAAGTTCTTCTTCGTTCATTTCGCACTCATCCAAGAAGAATTCGTTATATTCTTCTTCATCTAAATCTGCGCCAAATAAGCCATCCTTGAATTTAGATGCAAGTTCACAGGCACGATCAAATGTAATACCTGTGTTTCGTTCAATCTCAAGCTGCCTTTGAGACTTTACAAAGTCACTTCCAAGTCGTGAAAGCAACGTCGCCAATGCTGATTCTAATGAATAAGCATAGTTATCACTTGCGGAATCCCATGAGAACTCTTCTGCGTTGAAGTTCCGAGCAATAACGTATTCAGTTCCCATGTACTTCTTTTCGTAGCTGATAATTGTGTAATCTCCAAATTTGAGGATTACGTTGTAGTTTCTCTTTTGCGTTTTTGCTTCAAACTCTTCTTTTGGATCAACAAACTCTATCTTTTGAACCCAAATCGTACATCTGTAATCTTCTTTTAGTTGTTTATACACCTCTTCTGCCTTTTCTTTTGTATTCACTACTCGTAAACACTCAAGAGAACCATCAGTCTCATAGCATCCAAGTCTGTACATTTTTTAATTTCCTCCTTTAATCAAACTATTAAAATTGTATTCGGGATAAACATCCCCTATATTCCATCCCTCTTCAAACCAACAATGGTCTGAAATCTGTGGAATGTCCACAATGATGTGGTCGACAAAAGTTTCTTTTATCTTGCCTTTGTAGAAAACTCCATCAAGCCTACATTTTACATTTTGTCCCTCTTTGAATAAATGTGTTAAATTTGCCATTTGAATCTCCTCATTAATCCTTTAAGTTGTATTCTCTACTAAGTCTCTTTGCGATTCCACCACAAATTTCTTTGTTATGTACTGGAATCGAAAGAGATTGTTTCCGTTCCCAAATCTCGTGTCCAGTATTTGACCGTGAGAACTGGAAACCGTTTCTCTTTAGCTTTCTACGAAAATCGTTCGTAGAAACTGGTTGTAATCTTCTGCTCATTTTCTCTTCTCCTTTCTATATATTTTTTCTGCATTAGACTACCTTAAATTCCTTGAGGATCAAGTTCAAGAGTTCTTGACTTTCCGTTCCGCCATTCTCAGAATCCTCTTTAAGATTCTGAACTAACACGGTCATGTCTTTGGAAAGCTTCCCTCTCCTTTTTGACCGTGTAAATTCTTGGAACATCTCCATTGATGACTCATGGAGTTCCTGTTCTGTCATTTTGCATTTCCAATGATTATTGGAATACAATGCAAGTTTTTTAAAAAATGAT